CATTCCAATTCTGAACATGCACATTTTCATACTCACTTTATTAATTACTTATCACATGCTCTCTCCCGCTTGAAGTTAATAAATAGGTAGTGAGAAATATGAGAAATATGACAACTGATGAAATATTGCAACAATTATTTCAAGAAAAAAGAACCGCACCAGCAACACAAGACCTGTACAAAAGAAGCGTGAGATTCTTTGAAGAACACACTAATAAAAAAATAGGTGAATTAATAACCATTGCAAAAAATGAAGAAAGAGACCCAAACATGATCTGGGGGGAATCAACACTAAGAAATAATTTAATAAGCTTCAGAAATGAATTATACGATAATTTCAAAGAATCATCCGCATCAACATACTTTGCTAAAATCCCAACATTATTCAGACATTACGGAGTGAGAGTTGAAAAATTACCTTCATTCAGTACAAAACAAACACAAAAATCAGAACCCATTTATCCTGAAGACCTGCCTGACAGAGAAGTATTAAGCAAATGTGTTGAAGTAAAAAATCCATTATTAAAAGCAGCAACATTACTCATGTCAAGCACAGGATTATCAAGAGCAGATACTCTCAAATTAAAAGTATCTGATTACCTCAAAAGTACTCAAGAATATCATAATAATTTAGATGACCCTATTGAGGCAATAAAAGAATTAGAAAGATGTGAAGTAGATGTTGTTCCAACTTTCAAATCTTCAAGACGAAAAACAGGTATTGATTATGTTACATTCGCCAGTCCTGAAGCTGTAACTGCAGTAAATGCATATTTGTTATCCAGGAAAAAATTGCAAGTTGATGATCCTCTTTTCGATATTTCAACTTGGCATTTCAATAAACAGTTTAGAGATGCAAATGATTTGTTAGGGTTAGGTCATGTGAAAGGAGTGAGTAGATTCACTCCACAAATGCTCAGAAGATATCATGCATCACAATTATATGAAGCAGGAATGTCTGCAGATAAAATCGATATCCTTGAAGGCAGAACACCTAAAGGAATTATTCATCAATCGTATATTAGAATTAAAACAAGTGTTCTGAAAGAGGAATATATCAAAGCTTTGCCATTTTTAGTTGTTCAGGAAATTGAAAAAGTAAGAACTGAATTAGATGTGGAAAAAGAAAAAAATACACAATTACAAACTGAAGTCAAACAAAAAGATGAAGCAATAGACAATATGAATAGTAGATTGTCTAAAATTGAAAGTTTGTTCAATAATGCGGATAATATGAGTGATGACGAAATCTTAAATTTATTTTCGAAAAGAAGTTAGATGAAATGGAAGTATTTCCATTTCCAATTTTTTAAAAAATATTATTTAATTTTAGAAATTGCACCCAAAAAATCTTCAAAAACTTCAAATTTCAAATTGTAAATTTAACCAATTTTGCACCATATTGTTTGTTTGTTTGTTGATTAAAAAGTCCAAAAACACATGCCGTAAAGTTTATAAAAAATTAAATTTTATTAAACAATATTCAATAAAATTAAATAAAAAAGTTTAAATACACAATAAAACCAACAATAAAATAGAGTTTGGAAGCACACTATTGTAAAAAATGACAGATAAAAACAATAAAATATACTTGTTTGCAGATTATGACGAACACCGAAAAGCACCCATACCACGATTAATCTGGAAAGATCATCACACCAGTTGGGACAGAACACACTATGACTTCGGACACTATGGGGGACCAGGTGCTGAAGGACACCATAACTACAAAGCAAGATATTATATGGAAAACTAATCCATTGGAAATATTTAATATAATTTAAATACAAAAATATTTTCAAGGAAATGTAATACAATAAATTTAAATTTTGAAAAAAATGATTTAAAGTAGCATAAAATACGGAGATTAAAAATATGGCACATGATAAACTACCACCATTTGACGAAAGAGGATGCTTACCTGAAGGAATATACAATCCAACGGTAGAAGATTTCATGGAAAGATTTGTGAAAGTAACTAAACGCAGGGAGGAACTATTTGGAAAATATCAACAATTCACAAAACTATGCAATGAAGCAAAAGGAATCGAAGAACATTACTTAGATGGAAGTTATGTAACGGATAAAGAAAAGCCTGGAGATATAGATTTATTAATATTATTTAATAAGGATGTTTATGAATCTGATGAAACTTATGAAATTTACTGGGAGATGTCTTCAAATCAACAAAAAATGATTGAGGAATATGGGATGCATACATTTTTTGTTGAAAAACCTAGAGAACATGACCCAGTGGATATTAAGGTAAATTTACAACATGCAATTGATCAAATTAAAGGTTGGTGGAGTAGATTCTACTTAGATGAAGAAAAAACAATAATAGATGAAAAACCTAAAGGATTCATCTTTTTCGATAAAGAACAATTAAGTCAAATTGGGGAATGATGGGTATGGCAAATAATAAACCAAAATCTATTAAACAAGAATTAGAAGAAGTTCAAAGTTTAATATTAGAAAATTTATATCTACAAGAAAAATATCCTGAAAGAAAAAGAGGATTACAATTAAGTTTAAATTCTCTTAGGCAATTAGAAACTGAAATGTTTGAAGCATTAAAGCAAGAAAAAGTTAATCAAAAACTTGAAGTGGTAGAAATGCGTCTTGATGGATTATCAATTACTAATGGATCAATGCCTATGAAAGAATATGGTCAATTTTTGATTGATAGTCAAGAGGTAATTACTTACTTTGCAGAAGATAGACCTTTAAGTTTAAACCAATCTCCTTCAATAAACACATATAATAACACTCAAATGGATGTTTTTGCCCAGTGCACTGGTTCTTTAAGAGTTCTTTTAATATCTAAACAAGCAAGATTAGATAATGAAGAAAATGAAAGCCCAGTTAATAGAGCATTTAAAAAATTAAATAGAATATCTAGTTCTGATGATGAGTTCAGTGAAATTATTAAAAAAGAAAAAATTGGTAAAAAACAAATTTCATCTTATAAAAAATTAATGAATGAATTATCCTCTCAATATTTGAATTTAGAAGTTAAAAAACCCGTTAAAGATAAATCTGATGAATTATTGTGGGATATTAACAAAGAAAAAGCATTTAAAATATTTAAATTGATTGATGAAAAACCTAAACCAAAAGAAAAAACTAAGTCTATTACAGGAATTGTTAAAGCATTGGATTTGGAAAAACATATGTTTAAGATAGAATCCACATATGGAGATGAAACAAAAATTATTAGATGTGACTTCGATAAGAAATATGAAGATTATATGGTTGATAATTTCAATAAAGAAATCACAGTTAAACTCAAAAATATCACTGAAGAATTTGTTGATAGGAATTTAAATAAAGTGTATGAATTTGTTGATATAGTTAATTAAATAAGGAGGGTATGTTAGTGAATCCGGAAAAATTAGAGGAAATAGTGAATGAAATTAGAAAAGAAAATCCAGAAAATAAGATATTTTTTACTTATGGCGCTGGAAATAAGATACAGTTAGATGGTGAGCTTAAAATAGATGATGGAGTATTAACTGTTGTGAATATTAATGATAACACTATTAGATATATTGATGTTGAAAGTGTTTATGAGGTTGTTTTAAATAATGATTAAATAGAAGAATAAGTATATTTATAAATTTGTAACAATTATTGTAAAGGGTCGTAGGATGTGGCAGCATCCTCGCCTTTACTCAGGTTACATCAGTAACCTTTCCTTAAAATCCCAAAAGGATAGAAAGGAAAATATCAGAAATATTTAATTTGTGAGAAAAGATTGCTCAAACGGTGTTGGCGCACCATCGCAATCTCACTCACTGGTTACAAAAAACAGTATACCTTGGACGGATATAATGAATAGAGTAACCAATTATTATATTGGGTTAAAATGCTATTTAAAGTTTTATAAAATAGTCGCAGACAGAATGCGAAGTTTAAATCAATTAGCGATAGCTTTAAACGGTGTTAACTACTTTTCACAAAAAAATATAATAAATTATAATATTAATTTTTCAACTTTAACAGATATTATTTCGTTAGTTTCATCATCTTTTTCTAAAATCCATTTAACACTATCTCCTTTAGATAGTCCTAATTCATCTACAATTTCTTTTGGAATTGTGCATCTTAATGAACCAGACTGGAGGTTTGCATAGTTTGTCTTTGAAATAAATTTTGACACTGTCATACACCTTTATTTATAATTAATTTAATATAATTGTTACTATGTAGGTAACTAATAAAATATATGTAATTTAGACTATTTATAATTTGTGTTTAATTTAGGTTATAACAACATTAGTTTCCTAATAGGTAACTTTATATATTAAAAAAATCTTAGTAAATATTAAGAAGGAACTTTTCAGGTTTTGGCGAACTTGAAATCTTTCTTAGAAAATCCTTGGACGGATAAAAATGAGAGAAATAGAAATATCAGAAATATTTATTAATCCTGATGCGTTGTATAATGCTAATGGGTTAAAATTAAAAGGAAGTGAATTACTCCATAAATTAGCTAATGGCTTAAGATATGAAGTGATTCAAGAAGAATTGGAAAAAAGGGAAGGTGTTGCTCATGAGGAATAACACCCTCTTACTTTCCAAATATAGTGGTAGATCAATAGAGGATTTGAAATCCAGTTACTATGCAATCCAGAAACGTATTGATTCCATGCATGTGGATGCTGCAATACTAACTGGAATAATACCTTTACCGGAAGGCAAAGCATTCTGGTCAAGTAATGAAATTAACTGGAATGATTCTCGTTTAGATAATACTCGTGAAACTTATTTTAAGTTACTACGTAAATCATCAGACCTCCGATATGTTATTAATTATCGTGAAGCTGAAGAAAGTAACACACTCGAACAATTTTTATTATATGAAGAAATCGATGAATTCATAAGTCGAAATTTTAATTCATTCAAAGAATTAGTCGAGTTCTACCAGAGAAATAATCTCATACGAGGATTATCAAGTCTACGTGAAAAATGCCTGGAAAACCCTGATTATCTCACTGAGGTGATGGTATGAACGTGGTTAATATTGCTGATGTCAATCCTGCTGTGAAAATTCAAAGTGTGGGAGATACAGCAATGTACCTGAACTTATTCTACAATCATATAGTAGACATGCTATTGGAAACCTATACTGATTTCACTGATTTTGATATTATTGCTGAAATCATCGATGAATTAAACCTGGACATTACCTGTGTTGTTGATGCACATCCACAGGGTAAAATCATCTACGGTTACATTAACAATGAATGTAAGGTGAGAGCATGAGCCAATCATACTATAATGAAACCCAGAAACTTGTCAGGTTTGAGCGTATTCCTTGGACTTGGACTGAACAGGATTATATCCGTGAAATCTTACAGGATAAAGGATACTATATCACTTGTGTTTCTCGTTTAGGTTGTGACAGACAATCACACGACGCATGGCAAGTAGAACGTGCTGATGTTCCACAGTTAGTTGAACAGTTGTTCCGTCAACGATTACATGTTGAAGTACAAGCTGAAGGACGTGGAAAAGCAGGAATCATTTTTACTTATGATAATCGTGCAAGCACTATTATACATGCGGTAAGTAGATTCCAGAAAAATAAAGAGGTGAAAGCATGAACCCATTATTTTTAATTTTATTAAATTTCATGGGATACAGGAATCCTGAACCGGTAAGGTTACATAAACAATTAACCCTAACTGAGAAAATCCAAGCATGGTATAACCTACATTTTTATGAACTTTTATTAATCATCCTAATCATGTTGATGATCATATTTGTATTAGCAATAATCTGCACCATGCCTGGAACAGAATCAGGACTATACTACAACAAATTCAATGGGGTGATCTAAGTATGGCATTAAAAATCAAGAGTAGACGTGAAATTCCACGTAAAGTATTATTCTATGGTAAAGATGGAACAGGTAAAAGTACTCAAGCTGAAAAATATTGTGAAGTTAAAAAGTTGAATCCTGTTTGTGTGGATGTTGATGAAACCAACTTCACTGGTGTGCCTGTTGCTGATGTGGATTTATCCACTCCATTAAAAGCATATCAGAACATGCTGCAATTTATTGAGGATGTTAAAGAATCAGATGATTTTGATACTTTAATGATTGATGGAATCTCATCATGGATTCAAATGATGACTCCTAAAAAAGACCCATATATGGCTAATCGTAACAGTCGCTTTAATGAAGTGATGAAAGAATTACGTAACAGTCGTTTAAACATCATCTTAATAGGTCAGGTGGACTTGTATATTGAGGACCCGGGTAAAGATGAAAAAAACAATAAAATGATGGTTTACCTGAATGGATGGGTTAATGAGAAGTATTACTGCAGTCGAGACGAGCATGGTAAATTTTCATGTATGGCTGAGAAAAAACGTGAAATAGGAAATATGGAGGTTAAAGAAGAATGACTACTTTTGTTTTAAACGGTTGGGGTTGGAATATGCCTCAACCTAAAAAAGGAACTTTAACTTTTGAAGATTTAAGTGAAGATGAATTCAATAAAGAAACCGATGGAGCAATCTCCTGTATTGGTAATCCTATACTTGCACGGTTATTGGAATTACCGTACAATCCATCTTATATTTCTTTAGATGTAGGGGATGTTGCATTAGTTATCAATCTTAAAGGTGGACGTATACCGATAGGTACTACTGAGTTCCCGGAAGATGTTAGTGTTAAATATACTCGTGTGGAGATTAAGGAGGCTGCATCTGCATGACTAATAAGGTTTCAATTTATCAGAGATTGTGCCGTGTTCAGGGTAATTTAATGGGTATGAATATTCCTTCAGTAAAACTGGAGGATTTACTACCCTTAATTTTTAATGAATGCCTCAAGGAAAACTTAATGTTTTATTTCAATTTCATTGAAAATGCATGCGTATTGAACTTACGTGATATACGTGATGAAAACTTACAGTTGAACATTAGATTATACTACCCAAACGAGGCAAAAGTATCCTGCATTGAATTAAAAGAACAAATTCTTTTGAATGCTTTCCTCTTAACCAAAAAAGGTACAATTCTTAAAAGTAGTGGTGATGCTAGCTCAGCAGATATCGAAGAAACACCAAAAAAAGAAGAAAACCTTAGTAAACCTATTCAGGAAAGCAACATTGTACCTCCACGTGCAATACGTGCAGCAAAACATGCTTTGGGGAATATTGTTGTTGATGAAGTTGTTCCTGAAACACAAACACAATTGGTGGTATGATGGTTAATCAGAAAGGTGAATTTCCGATGAAAGCGAGGGTGTCTACCCGTGTGCATGAATCTACTAAACGTTTGCTTAAGAGTTTACCTTACACCGAAGCGGAGGTCATCAGGATTGGTGCTCAATATCTTGCAGAGGAGTCTAATCTGTTAGAATGGGAGATTGGTGAATTGAAAGAAGAAATAAGTAAAATGAAGTCCAAGGTTCATGCTAAAGAATCTCTTCTTCAGGCAAAGCAAAATAGGTTAAGAATGGTTGCTCCCAAGAAGTTGGATGAGGAAACATTAAGGTCTATGTTGGTTGAGTCTGCTAAGGATTATGCTGAACAGATTTATAAAGCTCATGGTAGTGATTCTATTGTTGCTATTGAGAATCCTACTGCTAAATCTAGTATTATGTCCCAGGGTAGGGAGTTAGGTTATAATCAGTTGGACTTTTTAGTTGAGGTGAAAAATCAGTTGCAAATCAAATGTCAGTCAGATGTGTCTGACATTTCAGATGGTAATTATAATGAAATGTCAGATGACTGACGCAGACATCTGACATTTGAATTATATATAAAAATTCAAATGTCAGTCTCAATTGTCTGACATTTGGTGAGGGATTATTATTATTAATATTATTATTATTAATAATTTTTTTTCAATATCAATGATATCATATAACAATGTTATAAAAATACGGAGGAAAACAAAACAAATGATTCCTGAAGCAATAACAAAGGATTTAAAAGCTGGTTTAAGCTTGGATGAAACACTCACTAAATATGGTACAAATCTGCGTGAATTGTTCATGCAAAACCAGAACAAAACTCCAGTAAAATTTGTTGATGAATGGATGTTTATCCACCCTACAAAACACAACACTTTCCGTATAAGCAAAGTCTTAAATGGTCACAAAATTGAGTTTTCTACTTATAAAACTCATGAGGATGCTATTTGTGTTCGTGATAAACTCATGGAATGTGACTGGGATAAAAACCGGTTGCCGGAAATCTGGGAGAGTACTGGGGTTAAACCTACAAGGCGTGGAGGGTATCGTAGAAATAAACCTTGCTATTATTATCATCGTAAAAAAGATGATATGTGGGTTATTCAGAGAATAATTAATGGTGAGAAACCTTATCTTGGGGAATATAAAACTGAAAAGGCTGCTGCTTTAGCAGTTAGTTTATTCGAGAAATATGGTTGGACCCCTGAGAATAATTGGCGTGTAAAATATGAAGTTAAACAAATATTGGGAGATGAGTATTAATGGGACAAGTTGATTTGAATAGTTGTACTCGTACTAGTTTGGTGATGACTAGGAAAGTATATACTATGCAGGATGTTGAAGATAAATGTAAAATTTGGCATAAAAGCAATCAGTTAGGTGTGGATGGTTGGCCGTTCTGTACATTTAACAGTGAAGAGGAAATTGAATGGGTTAAAAAGGCTATTTTAGATGCATTAAATCATCCTGAAGTATTTAATGCAAGTGATAATTATGGTGCTTTATGTAATCTTAAAAAATTAATTAAAGGTAAAAAAGCAGTATTGTTACGTGCAAAGTATGGCGTTCCAGCTAAATATGAATATCGTAACATTGAAGGAGTTAACAGTATTGTTGATGCTAATCATAATGACAAAGTGGTTATTCCTTTAACTGCTGAGGAAATATTGGATGTGATTGCTGATTTGAATAAGAATAGATCATCTGAAGATATTTTTAATGCATATGATTTCCATCATGAAACTGTTACTATTGAATGTTTGGAAACTTTCCAAGGGTTATATTGTAAAGGGGAACTTAACAAGTGTATTAAGTTTATTTGCAGTAAAAGTAATGAACTTGGAGGTTTTTATGATTATGGCGTAGGAGTAATCCGTAATAGATTGACTTCTCAATATGTATTTGACTCACGTAGAATACCTTATACCGGAGGTGAAAAAGATGACTGAGGATAATAATACTGTTTTAGATGAATTAATTCATGATAAAACTGAAGCATTAAACACATTAAACATTGCTGTTAATGAGTATACTCGTTTAAAAAATGAGTACCTGGTGACAAGTAATGAGTTAAAAATTAAACCTGCCATGATTCAAGAGGAATTAGGTTTAACTCGAGCGGCTACTGAAAAACAAACAATGGCCTATATTGATGATCAATTTAAAGATTTGGTTAGGGATTTGAACATTGCAAGTGAAAATGTTTCATCATGGAAACGTGAAGTGGATTTAATTAATGATAAAATCTCTGTGGAAAAACTTAAACTCAGAATATTTTTGGAGATGACTAAGTGATGGAGCTTAATATTTATGGGGATGTTATAATACATCCCACATATTCTGAGAGTGAGGGTTCAAAGGGTAATGAGCGTAAAACAAAAACTATCCGTGGTAGTAGTAGTTTAAACACATTTAAAAAACGTATTCGTGGACGTGATATTAAATGTCAATGTTGTGGTGAGGATAGTAAACATTTGGAAGTTCATCATATCCTGCCTTTATCTGAGTATAAGGATCTTGCCTGTGATGATGGTAATGCAGTGGGTTTATGTCAAAGTTGTCACAGGAAGTATCATCAGGAGTATAAAGGTGAGGAGAATGCTGTGACTTTTGGGGAATTTTTAAGAAGATTCGGTAAAAGGGTGTTATAGGTTTATGATTAGTTATGAAATGGGTAAATGCAGTCAATGTTTCGAGTGTATAAATACTTGTCCTGGAAAAGCATTAAGTATTGTGGAAGGAGTATTTGTTTATTCGGAGGATGATTGTTATTTATGTGAAACTTGTATGGATGTTTGTGATAGTCAGGCGATTAGGGTGATAGTATGAGTGTTCCCATACTATTACTCTATTTTTTTATTTTATGTTCCCTGCCTGGTGTGGTTGTGGGTTTAATTGCTGGTTATTATTTATTCGGGGAGGATGATTTTAGTAAAAGACAGGAGCGTTACAGGCGAATGATTTGATGGGGATGTTTGAATGAATATTGACTTTAAGGTATCTACAGAACCATTTTCCCAAAAACGATTTGGAAAATGTTTTATGCAAGAACAGGAATGGGCATTTAAAAAATGCATGGATTGCGGTGGCGAATTAGAATTAATAAAAAAGAATGAATTTGAAGAAGTTAAACAATGCAAAGACTGTGGAAGAAAAACTTTACTCCTCAAGAAAATACGAGAGGATGAAGTGCGTTCTGGAATTAAAAAATTTTTTGCACAGTTAACTCCACGTTGTACGGAATGTGGATCTAAACTTAGTCGTTATTGGTTTTATACTGAAAATTGCCAAATTCAAAAGTGCCCATGTTGTGGCCATATAAACAGAGTTAATATAAAAAAATAATGTTTCAGAGGGAGTTAAAAAAATGATTGAAAAACGATTCACTGCAATACCTGAAACTGTAAGTTACAAAGATAACTTGACTGGAGAAAGATTGTGTCCTAAACGTGAAAAAGATTATTATGCAGTATTAAATAAAATGAATAAGTTATCAGAGGAAAATAAACAGTTAAAAACAGAATGTGAAATTTACAAGACTGAAAATTTGAAACTGTTTAATGCATTAAAAGCGATGTGTGATGTGGAGATATGTGAAGTTTGCAAACATAATGAATATTTAGTATATGAATCAATGATGTATCCCACAGAATATGATTCTCGGTGTAAAAAAGGATTCAGAGACCCTGGTGAAAAATATGGTGGCGTGGAAGTTCAGGAATGCGATGACTTTGAAGTATTTGAAGACTGGTGATGCAGAATGAAATGCTTAAAAAACTGTATTTTTATGTTGTGTAGTCAAGTCAGACCTGACTTGTCATGTAAATGTTTTATTTCAAAAAAAGATGTGAAATTAGGTGAAACTTGCCCATATGAGAATAAAACTGTTACAGAATTAAATATGATGGCAAATTATAACAGACAAAATGGAAGTGACTGAATGACTAAATTTACTATCGGGAATATCTGCAAAGAAGTGCAAAGAATTCAATTTGATATAGAATTAGGAGATGTTGAATCTGCTATTGATAGATGTAAAAATCTTGATAAGCTTTTATACGAAATCGAAGAAGGAAAACACAGTTTCGTGATTGAATGACTATTCATAATTATGTTCAATATCGTTGCAATGCCAATCTCCGATATGGTAGAATGCAAGGAAAAAGAAGCAGATTAAGTTACAATTCATTATACACAAAAATTGATATTAAAATGAGAAAAGCAAGATGGCAACCAGTATTCAAAGAAAATGTAGGTTACACATTGAACGATAGTCAATACTGGTTAGGAAATGCATAGAGGTGCTACGATGACTGAAAATAAACTATGGAAAATAATTGATGAAGAATTTGTCAGTTACTATGGAGGATATGCTTATTTAATCAGTAATGGAGATTGCATGTTTCATGTTTGGGAAAGAAAGGAAGATGCTCAGAAAGTATGCGAAATGCTGAATGAGTTATCTTTATGGAAAATTAGATATGTTGAAATAAAAGAAGCCCATTTTACAAAGATGGGTGGATTCTCAATGGAACGTGATGGTAGAGGACGTTATAATATTCTTTCAGAAAATATAATTCCAAAAAATAGTCCTGTTATTCAAATTAAATCTCCCGATGCCATTTGGAATTCTATAGTGGCAGATATATTTAGTGATTTACTCACTGAAGGGGGTGGTTTTAAATGACTGGAAACAATAAACGATTTGTTACTATAACTGATATTGATTTAGAAGTTTCAATAAAGGATAATCTTACAAAAAAATATCCTTTTAGTTTATGTTGTGAGAATTTAGATGAATTTGAATCATTACTAAATGAAGTTACAAATGTTTGTGCAGAAATGAATAAAGCATGGGAGCAGACTCAAAGGTTTGAAGACCACAATAAAAGATTAATGGAAGAGAATGAACAGTTAAAACAACGATGTAAAGAACTTCGTAATGATTTAATTGACCATTCTGCTTTGATTAAAATGTTAGAAGATACAAAAGCATTAAGAATTGAAGATATGATTTGGAATACAATGGGATATAAAACTCAAACAGAATTTGATGATGATTTTGTAGATTATAGGGAAGATGCAAAAAAGAGGTGGAAAAAATGACTGAAAAACAATTTTGGTCTCGGAAAGAAGTTTGTAAACTATTCAACGAAGCATACAAACACAAAGATGTTTATAAACACACAGATCAGACTGAAGGTATTGAAATCTTAGAAGACTTATTCGGAGTGGATATCTACAGTAAAGATTATAAAATCTGGAATGGTGAAGATGAACTAATTGCACAGGACGAAGATGAATCTAAAAGATTTAATCTTGCTTATGAAAAAGGTGAATGGTGGGCGGTTAATGATAGTGGAATCTGTTTATGGAAAGAAGAAGTTATACACACTTTAAATGAATTATATGAAACTAATCAAGAGTTATATGACTTCAGGTTAATATATAATGCTTTATTGTTCAATATTTGGTATAAATATGGGGAAGTAGAAGTATATAAAACAAGAAGACATCATGATGGTAGCATACCCTTTGATGAACCTTACTGGTTTATTGTAGTTGCAATCTTACCTGGGGGACGACAAGTCACAAATCATTATCATATGAGATATTGGAGATACTTCAAAATCCCTGAGTATGATCAAGTGAAAGATGAATTCAATGGCCATGATAGTGAAGATGTTTTAAGAAGATTAAAAGGAATGATTTAAAATGAGATTTACTAAAGACCCTATTTATCCAGATGAGCAATTAGTTCCCATTTTTGATGATGGGCGTATATTAACTGTTAAAGGAGTAGTTGATTATTTAAATTGGTATCGTAATGATATGCGAAAATTTAGTGTGGAAAATGAGAAGTTAAAAATAGAAAATCGTAAATTAATGGCATATAATAGTGCTTGTGAGGATACCTTATTGAATGTTGAGGTAGTTTTACACAGGTTAATTGATAAATACTGCTCCAATAATGATGATATGGACGTTAGTATTTGTGAAGTATTGCATGAATTTAAAAAGGAAATATTTCCCTCCCCTCAACCAGAATTCAAACCTATAATATTTCCTCCAGCAGGCAGGTGTATTATACAACCAGTTGAAATAAAAAAAGAAAAACCTCAGGAGATTTTGAAAAAAGCATTGGAGGCAATTAAATGAATTTTTTAAACCGATTATTTTTAGAATATCGATGTAAACATAAAAAACCCATGGAGTTACAAATATGAAATACACTACAACCAGTTTAATTGAAATTTTAAAGAAATTCCCTGAAAACACTCCCATAGACACAGAATTAGCGTTCATGTGGGAGTTTCCTGAAGAATTAAATGAAATACGAAACGGTTATAGTGAAGAATATTTCAGGGAATTAACAATGCAGAAAGTAACAAGATTATGTATTTTTGAAGGGTCATGGGAAAAAGGTAATGTCAGTGATGTTGAAAACCGCAGGAGATGATGAAAATTGAGTGAAATCGGAAAACTAATTCAAGAATCAAAAGGAACAACCCCAGATGAAATACACATTAATCATTTATTATATGATGTTTTGATTATTAAAGCGGAAAGCTTGAATAATAAGAAAATTTGGGGTTATGCTGATTATTTGGAAAAACAGTTAATGAGTTTGAAAGAAGGGGAAAAGGTGCTGGAATTATGATAACTATTACTGAATGGTTGAAAAATATTAGTGAAAACTATAGTGTAACGCATTTTAATGATGTTGAATCAGGAACTTTTGTCAGTAGGATTAAAGGGGATATTTATTTGATGGATCATTCTGAGGTTAGAGAAAAATGAATGAAGTAGAAGAAACTATCCGAGCAATTGATGCACAGATTGGTTTTCATAAAAATGAAATCCGCAAATTAAATGAAGCGAAAAAAGAAATCCTGGATAAATTTGACATACCCTATACTGAGGAAGTATCATGAGAAAGGATATTGAAGAAATGATTTTTAATTATGTCAGGTCAACATGGTACGAGAGCAAATGCAAACGTCCTGAAGACATTAAAAGAATCATCCGTGATGAATTAGATAAACGACCTAATTATATGGATATGAATATGAGTAAATTATGCTTGTTAATTAAAAGACGATGCATGTCAGAGTTGTGATTAATTATGAAGAATATTACAAATTTATTAAATAAATATGAAACAAGGGTTCCATTTGAAGAAAGAAACCGTTCATCTGATAAATTAAGAAAAAGAAAAACAAGATTAACAAAACTACACACTTTATGTGATGAATTGTTCTTGGAATGCAAACCATTATATTTATCAAATTTCCAAAAAGAACGAGTACATTTTTTAATTGATAAATTTGGAAATAATTTAAAAAGTTTACATGGTCAATCAAAGAACCCAGTGAAAATATTAGCATTCATATTTTACATTAAAAAATTGGAAGACCCTAGAATCAGATTAGAAGATTACCAAATCACTAAAACTTATGAGTTAACTGATAATATTTTTGAAATCATCATATGCAGGGTATGTGAAACTTTTATTCGAGAAGCACCTATTGTTCCATATGAAACCTCAAAGTATGATCATGAAATTTTATCCAGGAATGGTGGGGAAATTTAAATGAAAATATTTATATAATTGTTATAGATAAAGGAAGTAATATCAAGATTATTACTGAACTGAATGTGGTGGAGGGTGAAAATAGGAAAACCCTACGTGGAAGAATGGAGGTTCTTCCGAAAAAATAAAAGTTCCCTCACCACAATTACAATTCAGGATTGACTATAAAAATGTAAAGATCCAGTCAATAATGACTATAATGTGGGCAACAATTACTATGTATTTCCACATGGACCTCTCCCCCCTACGAATTTCGCAAGGAGGACTTAATAGTAAAACTTTAACATGTTACCATGCCCCCTTGTTATACTTAATTAATTACGAAAGTAATTTTTGAGGGTTTTTTACTATTTTAGTATATCTATTTTTAATTATTTTCATATAAAAATTTTTGTTAAATCTTAAAGAATAAGTGATTAATACAGATTTCGTTTGTTTTAATGTTTTTAAAAAAAGTAATTTTAAGTGTTGCCTAAAGATTTGTAAGATTCATAAATATTGAACCCTACAAACCACCTCCATAGTAAATTAGGCATGTTTTTCTCGTAATAAAAGTATAACAAGAGTTTCCAAAACTATTAATACATGGGATAGTATTGGACAAGATAGAATATGAGGATACCACCAGAGTATGATGATTTAGTACATATTCGTAATTATAATTTTGTTTTAATGGTTTATAAATTTATCCTCAAATTATAATATTTTTTCACATGAATTTTAACTCATTCTCCCAGTCAGTCCACCCCAAAAATCAGAGCATTTTAAACAAGTTAAAACCTTTTTAAAGGATTTTCCAAAGACTTTTTTTTAACCATCCCACCAGTCAGTCCCCTATAGTATAGTAGGAGGGACATGGATATTGAAGTGTAGACTGGAAAATTACATTGACAAAAACCTTCAGTTACAATTACTAAATCCCACAAAATATTATCTTAACCATATTGATGATGAAGAGATAATGCTAGAATTAGCTAGGGATGATCCATATTTATTTCAACATGTTATCCGGCAGGATTATATCCAAAAAATTAGCAGTCATGAAAGATTATATCAATGTCCAGAATGCAAGAGTAACATCGTCCAGGATGAATGGGGTGAGCAATACTGTCCTAACTGTGGGGTGGTAACAAGATCTCATTCAAGGTATGTTGCGGGATTCAAACATGAATTACCATATGGATTAAAAATATAAAAAAAATGTTTTAGTAGTATGTTTTTTTATCCTCCACTATAAAAAATGAATAAAAAACAATTTTGTTACTTCAATATAAAATAAAGCAGCGATTTTTTACACTTCCTAAAATAAATTATACTATATAAAATTCCTCTTTTACAAATAAAAAGAATTTAATCACTCTCTCTTCGATTTTGTGTGTTCTTTCCTATTTTTTTTAGTGGGGGATAAAAAAACATACTACCAAAATAAATATTATTAATGTTCAATAAAATAAACAAATCATTATAATTTTGTATAATACAAAAAAATAAAACACCGTATTTTGAAAAATACTGTTTAATAAACTATTTAAAAAACTGTTCAAACTAACAAAATAAAAATAAAGGTGAAAAATAAAATGGAATTCGACAACAAAACAATCCTAATAACCGGCCTCATAATAGGTGCAATCTGTGCAATGTTAAACAACTACGAACAAATAGCATTAGCAATCGTATCAGGACTCGTAGGATACCTCAGTAAAGATGCAAACATTACAATAAACAAACAACCAGAAACTGAAGATGAGGAAGATGCCATCTAAAACATTAACTGAAAAAATACCTTATCGGAGGACAGTCTGGGTGACAGGATTTCTAAAAACTACAATATCAAGCAGCTTAATAGCCACAGGAGTATTATTCCTATTCACAGGCATAACAGACCACCCATTATTCAAGGGATGGCATGAAATATCCATAATAGTAGGAGCAATAATGATACTCCTAGCAATACTCATAGTTGTTTTAATTGACCAATGGAAAGACCAACGTAAAAAAGAAGAACTTGACATCATCAACAAACACATTGATGAAAGAGCTATTGAAATTGCAGAAGAAAAAATCTTAGAAGCAATGAAAAACTTAGAAAATAAAACCTGATTAAAATGGTAATAAAAACATGGTCACAACCAATACATGGACACCAGGAGGGGGAAGTAAGTAGAGAAAGAACTTACCTCGAACAATTTTTCATTTTCCCTGGAAACCTATCTGAGTTTTCATATTTTGTAGACTATGTTTTTAAAAAATTACACAAAGCAAAACCCAAGCAAACACAAAGCGAATATGACAACATACTCCATAAATATTATCATGATGATTTCAAATTTGATGCGTATGACCTAAAAAAAGGTAAAGCTCCTTCTAAAATTCAATTTGAACAATGGTCTGCGGGAATGAATTGCAGTGCTAATGAAAAATACACTTGGAAAGAAATAAGAACTTCTTTTAGAAAGGAGATTTTTCAGGACAACACAGAAGATGTTCAATTGATAGTTGCAAAAGCATTAACAGAATTAACTGAAACTACCCTTTACTTGAATAGGGTGAATAAATCTATTGTTAAAAAAGAAAAACTTGAAGGAAAATTCACATCTAATAAATCTGAATCCGCAAATAAAGCTAATAAAGCTAATGTTGATACATTACTTGCACTTCAAGGTGAAGATACTAAAACAGTTAAAGCTGATGTTAATCTCAATGCCGAAATCGATGGAAAAGTTAATGCAAAAGTAACCCATCAAACTGCTGAAATGAAAGCAGCGAAATTAAAGGAACTTAAAGAAAAAATGAAAGAGATGACTTATGACTGAATTCAATGAATGGGATTATCTTAATTATGAATTAACTATTCTTGACAATCCATTTATTGATTTTGAGTTATATGATAAACAATCTTTTGTTGCATTAACCAGTTGCCATGAACAGGAAGGAATCAACGAATTTTTAACTGGAGGCCCCGGCGGAGGGGGTAAAACAAAATTATTAGCAGCATTAGCTTTGCAATTTGTTGAGTTTCCACAATACCGTTGCCTTGTGACCCGTAAAAATTACCGTGAACTTGTTGGTACCGGTAGTGTTTTTGACATGTTGAAAAGTATACCGGGGGTTAAATCAAGAGAATCTGGTTTAATCAGGATCATATTTCCCAGTGGTGCTGAAATACATTTCAAAGCGTTTAATGATGAATCACATAAACAAGATGTTAAAGGTGAATCTTACCATACCATCCTGAATGATGAAGCTTCAGAGTTGCCTGAATCTGTATTAAAATTTTTATACAGGAGTTTACGTAAAAAAGTTGATGACTGGATACCGCTTCGTTTTGGTAATGCGAGCAATCCCGGTGGGGAATCAACTGATTATCTTGTAGAGAAATATATTGATGGAGATTTGCCTTATATTGAAATGGGGTATAAGGATAATCCTTATATTGATAATGATACTTATGAAAAATCTTTAAGTAATTTAGATTACATTGACCAGCAGTATCAAATGTATGGTAACTGGTATTACCGTCCATCTGCAGGAGATTTAATTAATCTTGATCAATTAACTGATGCTTATATTGATGTGGATGATTATGTTGAAAGAGAGGTGCTGTTCTGCACTATGGGTGTGGATACAGCCGGAACCGGAAGAGACAATACGGTCGCAATCAACCTCATAAAATTGGATAATGGTTTAACTGTTCTAAATGATTTAATAGTGGATGGTTCAGCTTATCCTGAAGATAGCATTTATAATATTATTGAAACACAAATAATTAAAAATAATTTAATTTGTGTTGATTTTGAAGAGGAGCCTGGTGGGGATAGTGTATATGCATTAAGATATTGGACTGAAGATGTATTGAGTGATTTGATTAATGAGTATGATGTTGATATTCAGGGTGTTTCATCTATCAAATCGAAGTATACTCGTGCAAGACCGATTGCAAAGGCGATTATTAAAAGTAAATTAAAATTTAGTAAGCATCTAAAAGACATACTTGAAAGGAAAAATGGATTGTTTGACCAATTTATGTATGTTAGTCCGCATCCCGATGAAATGAGGAAAATGAAATCTCCTGATGAATTAGATGCCTTGGGTTATGCATGGAATAGGTTAATAACTGATTTTGGTGCTGTTGATTTTGAAGTAATTGAAGTATAAAAATAATTAAAAAAAATGGAAATGAGAGGTTGATTATAACATGGGATTTTTTAACAATATTCGTAAAAGTATAAGTAATCTCCCAGGTTTGAGGCAGATAAATAACAATAACTCCTTATACTATGAATTCATGAATGGGTGGGGTTGGAGTTTTAATTCAGCAAATAAACACATTGGAGATTTACAGGTATATTACGATGCTTACAATAATGTTTATGTTAAATCATGTATTCATGCATACATCAAATACTCATTAATCAATGGTTTCAGTGTAACTGATAAAAATAATGAGTTTGTTGATTATGCAACAAGCAACTATTTAACTCACTTGTTCAATGATCCTCAAGGTAAGAGTAATGGTGATACTTTCGCAACCTTGAATAATCAAATATGGAAGTCCTGGAAATTAACCGGTGATTGTTTCATTGAAATTAATTATGATGAAAGATTTGGTAATATTCCTATTGGGTTTAAATATGTTCCCACTGAACTGATTATTTGGGATAATGATACTAGTCAATGGGGTATACGCAATACTGATAAACGATATGAAAATGATGAAATCATTCATATTTATGAACCTCGTATTGAAGTTAAAAATCATTTATGGGGCGTAAGTGAAATTGACAGTATAGGTTTAAGTATTGCATTAGAATTCTCTGGTATGAAACATAACCGAGAAATATTCGATAACAAAGGTATTGACCCTAAAGGTATTGTTAGTTTTGATCCAAATATTGGTAATGCAAGTATTTCTGCGAATTATAAAAGATTAAAAGAAGAAAAAAATAATAAAGGATTACTTTTCTTAAAAGGGGCTAACTACCAATCTACTGGGAATAATAATAAAGATATGGATTTCTTAAAGCTAATGGAATATTCACGGGATAGGACATTAGTTGGTTTCCAAGTTCCACCTGCAGTCATAGGCATCATTGAAACAGCTCATTTAGGTTCGGGCACTAGTGAAGGTCAGGAAAAAAGTTTTAATAAAACATTATCTGGAGATTGCATCACTATTGAAAATGCATTCAACAAAGCATTAGGTCGTTCCGGATTTAAAGAAATATTTGAATATAATCACATGGACTTGGAAAACAAATTGACTCGCGCTCAAATTGAAGATTTACAAGTTAAAAATGGAATTAAATACATTAACGAAATCCGTACTGATTATGGTTTGGATACTGTCCCATGGGGTAATACTCCAATGAATTATGGTATGTTTGGAGTTAGTAATGATCCAGAGAATACTGGAGATGTTATTCCAATTGGAAATCAACAACAAAACCTTGAATCTGGTCAGAATAATGAAGTTAAACTTTATCAAAAAGCATTACTCCTTGAACGTTTACGTGAGGAATACTAATGGTTTCTCCCACTAGAATCAGAACTAATAATTTACTTGCAAAAGCTTTTAATTTAAATGATTTCTTAGACCCTACACGATTAGCTCATGATGAATTACAATATTATAATGACTTAACAAGATTATTCGATAAGATTATTAGTCATTATATTAATTGGTTGGATTCATCTGAAGCCAAAAAGTTATTCTATGAAGAAATACAGAATCGTGAAGAATACTTCCAAGCAATTGATCAAGACCTCGATGACATTATCCGAGACACCAGTTTAAGTGCTGATAGGATAATCGAGAAAGTCTTCCGAAAAGGTTTGAGTCATGGGTATAAAGATATCAATAGATTACCCGTTTTCAACGATGCCTGCAAATACGGATTGAAAGCCACTCAAGAATACAACTTCGAGTTAATAACTAATGTTTCCAATGACTTACGAGACAGCATTAAGCATCATATTTTCCGAGGCATTGCAGAAGGCCAAAGCATACATGAGGTAGCAAGAGCCATAACCGATAGTGGCCTCAAACCCATTGAAGGTAAAACATTATCAGCCTACCAAAGAGCATCACTAATTGCAAGAACAGAAATCGCCCGATCAATGACCACCGGACGATTACAATCCTACGCCAACTATGGTGTGGAGAAAGTTAAGATATTAACTGCTGGTGATGACAATGTATGCCCAATATGTCTTGAAGCAGCTCATGTTTTTAATGGTGAGAAAACTCATGAAAATATTGTTGGTGAAAGGGTTTATGATTTAGATAAAGCTAGTGATTTGGTTCCTTTTCATCCTGCTTGCCGATGTTCAGTTATAGCGCACATAGAACATTACCAAGACATACCACAAAAACCAGTTGAAAATACACATGTTGTTGATTTAATTAATAATAAAATTCATAATTGGATTTATTGTTATGACGATAAAGAGTATCAATTTCAGGGCAATACTCCTGAGGGAAGAGATAATTTCCAAAAAAAATATGGAGTCGATGTTGATAAGTTAGATGATTTGGCTTTAAAATTTTTAATGATGTATACTGATGATGCCGACAGTGCAATTAATAATCATTTAAGAGGTCGATGGGATTATGAAGATTGTGAAAAATTATGGGATAAAACTTATAAAAAACTTTTTGGAGAGGAAGAACAAGAATTAACTTTTAAAAAAGCATTAGAAATTTATGAAGATATTTTTGAAAAATATTCTAAAACTCTTGAAGAAGATATTATTGTTTGTCGGCGTGAAGATGAACGATTCATGGGTAGGGATGATCCTAACAGATATCATGATGATGGTTTTACTTCAACTTCTATTTATGAATATGTTGAGAAATATGGTGATGAGATAAATTATATTTTAATTCCCGCCGGCACTAAAATCATATATCTTGAAGAGATAACAAAAGTTCCTCGAGATTTTGAGATTTTGTTTGCTCCAGGTATTGATTTGACTCGTGTTGAAGATTTGTCTCCTAGAAAGAAAGTTTGGAGAATAACATAATATTTATTTAGTATCATAACCATAAATAATATTATAACTAACTAGTGATATGGCAAAGGTTAGTTTGTTTTTTTATATAGGAAAATTCTCATGTTTTGGTCGATATAAGATTTTCCTATATTTTCAAACATTATTCGTTGATGTGATTGATAATGCAATACGTAAAATTCACAAGAATGAACACTGAACTAATGACTAATCTTCCTGAAGGTATGATGGAAAAATTAGTTAATTTAGATGATGTTATCCCAGATGAGGTTATGTCTGCTATTTACACTAATAATGATATTTATAAAAAAGAAAGGAATCACTTTTTAGATTATCGTCCTGATCTTCTTCAAAAGATGTATGCTGCTAGGCGTAAAAGAAGGAGACTAGCTGAAACTGAAGATATCATTAATATTCATACTGATGAAAATGTTCAATTTGTTCGTGATTATCCTCAGTTCAAAGATCTTATAGAATATATTGAGTTTTGTGATGATAATCTTGATACTGTAAAGGTTGTTCCTATTGATCAGTATTTAGCTGAAAATTAATGTTAATACAATTGAATATATGGAGGTCACGGCACATTTAGTGTTTGTGGCCTTTTTTAATAGACTTTTTTTTAAGGAGGAGCGTTATGTCTGATGAAACTAACAATTTGAAAAAAGTCGATGAATTCATTGAAAATTCTCGTAAAGAGTTAAATAGTGATGATGATTCCATTTTCAATAGGGATAAATTTATATTAGACATGATGATTCATGCATATGAAGAAGATGAACGTAGGAATACTTTAGTGGATTCTAAGAATAGTCAAATGATTGCAATTTTAGGGGTCATGTTAACAATTCAAGGATCATTATTCACATTTTTATTGTCTAATTTTGCAAAAAGTAATTTTCCTGTAATGAATGTTATTTTAAGTGTTTTAACATTAGTTTCATTAGGATACTATGTTTATTCAATGAAAATATTTATTGATGCATATACTTTTAAAACATTTAAATCTATTCCAAATCATGAATATTTAATCAATTCCGCTAAAAAGAAAGTTCATGAGCATAATATTATTGGTGATTTGATAGGTTCTTTTGGCAGTGCAATTAAATATAATAAGGAAGTAATTTCTGGAAAAGTTAATGCTGCAAAAGTGGGATTTGAATATTTTAAAAAAGGAGGATTACTTACAATATTATTTGTTCTTGTTTTTTTATTATCAATGTTATCATTAAAGTAAGATAAATGAAGAGGTTATTCTCTTCATTTATTTGTCTTGGATTTATCTGCACCTTTTTCTATGAATACTGCAGCATCTTGTTTTGGTTCGTAATCGATGGATTCTTGGGATGAGTCTCCACATTCAACACTAACCTCTACTTCTTGCACAGGTTCATAGGTTACTGGTTTCTTGACAGGTTTGTCCTGTTCTTCTGCCATAAATCATCACCTCCTTTAATTTATTTTACAATTATATTATTTTTATTCTGAAGTATTTAAATGATTTTTACATTTTTTTTAATCAACATTAGGAGTGTGTTAGCGTATGTTATCTACAATTAAATTTGTTTTAAAACAATTACTACCATTAAAATATGAAACCACAACCCGTGTCACCGATGATTCAGGACAAAATGAATTAATCAGATTGAAGACTACATGGCGCATGTGGTTAGGAAAACCATTCCATATAACTCATTATAAGTTATAGTCATTTCGCTACTTTAAAACTTTTCCCACCTGGAGTACTGTGGTTAAACTACTAACCAAAAAAATATAAAGGTAAAATAAAAACCATTTATTACCTCCTTTTTTCTTTTATTTTCCATCCACCTAAAAAATTAGACTCTCTTTTTTTTGTGTGGATGGATAATAAGAAAAATTTAATTATTTATTTTTTTTGTCAAATATGTGGGATTTTAAAAAACAATTTTTTTTTAGAGGATTAAAAGACTCCTCATCTCACACCTAATAATTTTATAAAAAACAAATTTTTTGAAGTCGATAAAAAATGAAAATTGAAAAGAATAATAGGTTCCGATTATACGTTCCCATAACTAAAAATAACGTCAACTTTGATGTTACTGATTATAAGCTTAATGAGAACGGAACATTGGACATAGAAGGAATTGCAAGCACTATAAATAAAGACTTGCAAGGCGATAAAATGCTACCTTCAGCTATTGAATCCATGAAGAAACAGATATTGGCTCTAGGAAAAAATCTTCATGGGGATCATAAACCATTTCTTTTTAACGGTTTGCTTGGAGCAGTTAACAAAGTTTATGACTCCAACAACGATAAGCTTCATATCGGAGCAACAGTATTGTCCAAATATGCCCCTGACATTAAAGAAATGTTGGACATTGGGGTGAACCTTGGATATAGTATTGGTGGTGCTGCTACTGAATATACTTTGAATAAGAGCAATGGTTTGGATATAGCTGATGTGTATCTTGATGAAATCAGCCTAACTGCGATGCCTGCCAATCTTGATACTCTTGGCACTGTTACTACTCAGAAAGGAGTAGTTGAAGGTACTTGTATTAATGGTATTTGTCACCAGTTGGCTAAAAATTTGAAAAAGAATAGAGACGAGGAGAAAAATATGTCTGAAGAAAACAAACAACAACAGAATAATCCTGAAGAGGTAGATTCTAAAATTAAATCAGCCGTTGATGAGTTATGGGCTGAAAAAGAACAAGGTCTTGTTGATGCAATTACTGAATCAATTAAACCTGAAATTAAAAATATTGTTCAAGAAGAGATGAAAAAAGAAGAGGATAATTCCAACCCTGAAAATAATGAAAGTGGTAATGGAGGAAATCCTGAAGGTATGGAAAAGTCATTGGATTCTGATACAATTGGTAAAGCAATTGCTAAAGGCATTCAATCTGAAATGGCTGAATTCAAAAAACAATTTTTCAAAGATGTGAATAATGGTAGAAACCCAAATTCTGATCTTGATTTACAAAAACAAGAAGAACTTCTTAAACAAAAAGAAAAAGAAAAAGAAGGAAATCAAATTAATAAAACTTATTCTACTGAAGAAACCGCAAAAATCTTAATGAAAAGACAAAGAACTGTTAACCCAATAATGGGTGCAGTATTGAATAATTTAGGTGAATAAATATGGCTGAAGAAATGACTATGCAAGAAATTATTTCTAAAGTGGCAACTAATTCTGCTGAAATTCAGGAATTACAAAAAACATTCCAACAAACATCCAATTATCCAAATGCAATGCAAATTGCATATTCTGATAAATTACAAACTAAAACTTTTGAAAGAGCTCCATTACTTAGGTTTTTAGAGTCCAAAGGTCAAGTGTTTGATAATAAAGCAGCAGTTGTAGGCTACTTTAAAGAAAATCCTGGGGAAGATGATACTCAATGGATTGACGAGTTAGGTGATCTTCCAGATGCAAATGCTGAATCTATTGATGAAATCACCGATAAAATGAAAACAATTGCAGCACCAATTGAAGTCAGTATGATGGCTCAAATGGGTAATAATTATGTTGATATTCTCAAAAGAAGACAAGACCAAAAGTTCATTGAGGTCAACACTAAAACTGATGCTGCAATCATTGAAGGTTTCGGTACAGCAGCTAAAAAAGATTTCAAAGGTGTAACTAGACATGTTACTACTCATACTGAAGATTTAAATGGTCAACCAATTACTGAAGATGTCATTGATGACATGTTGGAAGACATTCATAACGATGGAGGAAATCCGGACGTTATGGTTGCGTCCTATGGTGTTGCAAAACAAATGAAAAAAATCGTTGCCCCATACAGACGTTACAATGATAAAATCGATATTGGACTTGGTCACAGAGTAACCAGTTATGAATCCATGGATGGTAATGAAATACCTATCCTTGTTGAATCTAACTATGATGTATCTCAAGGAAACAAATTAGCTATTCTTGATTCTGAAACTTTAGAAGTAAGAAGGTTAATGCCACCAACTTTAATCACTGACTTGCCAGTTAATAAGCTTGCTTATAAGAATGTTATTGCTGCATTCTTAACTATGTTAATGAATGGTGAGTTTAAAAACGGTATGATTACTGGAATTGGTAATGGGGAATAAATCTCCTCATTTTTTCTTTATTTTTAAATGCGGTGATGTTTTATGGCATTAACAAATGATCAATTAAGATTACTTGATTCATGTCCTGCTCTTTCAGGTTTAAAAGATTGGATTATTGCAGTTGATAATTCTGTTAATCCAACTACAGTAACTCCTAATGCTGATGATAATCAGGAACCTGCGGGAGATGATCCTAATGAGACTCCTAATGCTGATGATAATCAGGACCCTGCGGGAGATGATCCTAATGAGACTCCAAATGGTGATGAAACTCAAGAGCCTGCTGGAGAGGGATAATGGATAACTAAAATATTTTTTTGGAGTGGGTAATTATATGGATACTGAAATTACTGAAGAAACTCCTACTGATTTAATTGAAAAGAAAATAAGTACGTATATTGGAGTTCCTGTCAAACCAACAGAGTGTAGTCAATTTGAAAAGTTTGACGGTGAAACTGTATTTGTAGAAACATTTCCTTTTATTAAAGTCTGTAGTTTAACTATTGATAATGCTGAAATTACTGAGTATACTATTGATAATAAAGCTGGTTTAATTTATTTAAATCAACATTATTCTGGTTTTCTTAAATTAGATTATGTTGCAGGTTTAACTAAAGATGAATATTCATTGTATATTGAGCCTTTGGTTAATGATATTAGAGAATATGAAAATGATTCCGGTTGGACTAAAAATGCTTCCAGCATTAAAGAAGGAGATGTGCAAATTAACTTGGATACAAGTATAGGTAAAGGTGCTTTAATACAAAAAAATCTTGATGATTTAAAAAATCGATTCAACACTTACATGAGAATGATTTAAAATGATTCCTACATTCTTTAATAACACAACTATTCAATTATATGCCTACCAACCAACAGGGGAGGTTGATGAATATGGTAAAAAATTTGAATATGTTTGCAAAGGAACTTTTGAAGTTGACTTACAACCATTAAACCCCGAATCAAGTCAACAGGTATTCGGAAGAATAGAACAAGACACGTACAAAATGTATCTGTCAAGTGACATTCCTATAGAATCCACGGACTTAATTAAAATTCCCGATTTAGGAACTTTTGAAATAGTGGGATCCCCTCAAAAATGGAATCACTTCTTAGAACATACTAAAGTCATTCTCAGAAAACATCGCAAAGAAGGGGTCATAAATGGGGATTAATATTGATGTAAAATTTAGTTCTCGTTTTGAAAAAATCATTAAGGGCAATGTGATGCAATATGCAGATAAAGCATTAGGTAAAACAATTGTTGAAGGCGAAACTATTTGTATAAAAGAAGCTCCCATTAAAGAGGGAACTTTACGCCGTAGTATTGGAACATCTCATCCGAATATGGGGACAGTTTGTTTAACATGTGGTGTTAAACATTGGTATTATAATCAATACGGCACAAGTCCTCATGTAATAACTCCTAGAAGTTCTAAAGGTTTGCTTGTTTGGAAAGGTGAGGGTGGTGAAAAGCATTTTGCAAAAAAAGTTAACCATCCGGGTACTAAAGCCAATCCTTTTGTTACACGTACTGCAAAACAAATTAAAAGTAGGCAATTGGTTCAAAGGAATTTGTATGATGTTTTGAAAAGTGAAGGAATAATCCAATAAAAAAGGGGTGATTTATGTGTACCCTATGGAAAAAGCAGTTTGGAATTTGCTAAAGGGTAATGTTAAATGTAATGATGTTGAGGTTATTAGTTTGGTTCGTAGATTAACTTCTGAAGATGAAACTCCGTGTATTACTATTCAACAGGCTGCTGAAGTTCAATTGGGTAGGCAGGTGGAGCATTGTAAACATGAGATTATAGTGACTAGAAATAATGTTGAAGTGTGGATTAATATATGGGCTAATAATGAAGAAGAAAGAGATCATATACGAAATCAAGTAGAATACAGAATCAATCAAGCATTAGCCAATCATTACACTACATGTGCAAATTATAATCATGGAAATTGTAATTTCATTGATGATACTTGTGCAACATTAAATACCAAAAATGGAAGAACTGCAAAAAACCAATGCCCTTACCCAGAAGATTACAATTACACGAGTTGGTTCATCAAAAACAAAATCATCAAAAATACTTTTACAATAAGTGGACGCCAAGACATGGATGAACTAAACATAACTCAACCAATACTTCGCACTTTAATAAAACTAGACATGGATTACTTCAGAACATTTGACCTAGGAGGTCAAGAAGTACACGAAATTATAATTGATGAGGCATTATTATGACAAAAAAATCAGAAGAAAAAACTAAAAAAGAAAATAACTCTTCCAAAAAGATTCTTTATGAACTAGTACAAGAATCTGAACTTGAAGAACATAAAATAATTGGTGCTTTAGGTAAAGCAGGTTTAATAAACCAATATGAAACTGAAAAAGTAAAATACAATCGTTTCGACATAGAACCTACTTTAACTCAAGCTGAATTTGATAAAATTTTAAAAGACTTTTTAGGGTGATCAATTTTGACAATTGAAGAAACTCCATATACAAAAATAACTGAATTAGAAGACAACTCTGTAAATGGGAAAGGAGCATATATTCCAGTTATCATAGGACAAACTGGAAATACCGTATCCGCTGACAATCTAAAAATTCAAACTTTTGAAAGATACGAACAAGCATGCGCCACCCCACAAAATAAAGGTATTGGAACAGATCCAACTACAAATAAATCATTAGCATTTTTAAAACCTTTCCTTGAAGAATGCGCACCAAAAAGCGTTGAAGATATAGGATTGCCAAAATTCTATTTCATTGACATGGGTAACTTACCTTTCACCAATGGTGATGCATGGGCAGATGCATTTGAATTAGCAAAAACAAAAAATGATGCTAAAGTTGAAATAATTATTGGATTTAAAAAAGCCGATGCTTCTGAAGCAATTACTGCTGCGGAAATAGCAAATATAGTGGGAATACTCACATCAGCTGATGTTAGTGCAAGAAATGCTGCTAAAAAAGGAAACATAAGACAAGTATATTTCACAGTTGAAGGTGCAACTGATGCAGATATGATTGAATTAACAAAATCAACTAATAATGTTAAAATTCAATCTTCTAGAATCCTTCCAATGGAACCTGGAAAATTCCCTGAAATATGTGCAAGATATTGTGTTACTCCATACTATGTGGAACCGGGGTTCATCAAATTTAGAACTGTATCTCCAGAAGATGTAACTGAAAGAACTGAAGCAGATGAAAAAATTTTACAGAATGCAGGAATCAATTTCATCAGACGAGAAATGGTAAGTGAAGGAGAAATCGCAAGAATCTGTGCAGGAGTTAGCTCTGCAAAACCAATTGTTAACAATCCTCACCATGATGAATTACCTCACATTCGTAGAAATGTAGATCATCTCATGGAGAGAATTCACAGAAAAGCATCTGACATCTTGAAAGATAATGAAACCAGTTTTGCTGTTGACATGTTACAAACAGATGTTGATGATATAGTGGATGATGAAATTAAATTAAGAAGGATGCAAGAAGGAACTGAATTTACTGTTTCTGAAGCAGGAACTACTCCTTTTAAGGTTAAAATTAAAGGTAAAGCAAAAGCAGTTAATGCTATTTACTATGTGGATATTGAATATTACATTCAAGCTCCACAGGCAACTGCATAAAAATGAAGGTGATTTTTTATGACTGATCAAACAGTAGAATTTGTAACTGAAACCTATGACTTAGGTTTTTTAAGATTTAATGATGACATTATCCCTGGTAAATCTATTAAAGTCAGCGGTAAAATTAAAGCTGAACGTCAAACCGTGTCAAATGCTCATCATGGTGTAGGATGGAATTTCTCAGAAGAGGAATACTCTGGAGAAATTAGTGAAATTCCAATCAAATATTGGCCAAAAGTTAAAGAAAGATGGCATAAACAAAAATATGATCCATTAGGACTATTGATTCCATTATACAATATTGTTGATGAAGGCCAATATAAAGAAATGGCTGTGTTAAAACATGCTGTTATCACTGATTTTGATTTAGAAACTGAAGGAAAAACAACATTTGGTTGTAAATTCGAATCATTAGTTATGAAAGAATAAAACATTAATTTTTTTTTGTTTTATTCTACAATATTTTTTTTAAAGGAGTAACTGAAACCATGGTAGATAAAGATATTAAACCAATGAACATTGAAGAACAGGAAATAATGGATGATTTCCTATTAACTACCCAGTATTTAGAAGAGGCGAAACAAATACCTTTGGACATTCTTGAAAATGATTATGAAAAAGAACTAATCACCAAATGCCGAGAAAATACTGAATTAACAGAAAATGAATTAGCAGATTTAAAACAATTATTGGCTAAATACAGAAGTGCATTAAGTAAAATAAATCCTTTAGAAGTAGAAGAAAATGTTAATAAAACAAGAAGAATTATTAACTCTGAAAAAGAGTTACTCAAACTTATTGATAATCAAGAAAATTATAAACTAGAAATGATTTACAGATTACCTTCTAGTGAGGAAGTAGTTCTAAACTTAAGGGTCAAACCATTAACAGACTCTCAAGCAATTAGTGAAATGCAAGCACATGTAGATTTATTCAAAGAGTTAGATACAAGTGAAAGAATTGTGTGGAATAAAGCAATGAGCGGACAGAAAATAATCACAAAAGAAGAACAAAAATTAGCCGAACATGTGCTTAAAAAATATGAAGATAAAGAATTCAACATGGAATCTAAAGTAAATTCAATGAGAGAATTCCTTGCAAGACAAGTTGAATTCGTCGAAGCTGATTTTAATACTTACAATCAAAAATTAAAATTCTGGAAAAGAATAGAAGTACAAACTATAGTTGATTTGTATAATAAAGTACGTGAAATATTACAATTAAATGAAATTAAAACCGAGGACTTATTTCTTAATGGCTGATTCGTTTATGGGGGAGGTCTACTTCAGAGTATCACAACATCTCGGTTGTGTGATGAGTGAAGTAATACGTAAAAAATTCACTCCTGATATGCAGTTACTAATTCATAAATATGCTCGAATTGTTAAAGCAGAAAAAAAGCAATACGATACAATAATCGAGCAAAAGAATTCATCCTCAGGTTAATTTTTAAATATAAAATTTCATCTTTTTTTTTGGAGGTTTCAAATGGCCACTATGGAAGACATAATGCTGTCAATAACTGCACAGGATAATGCTTCAAAAGTATTTCAAAGTGTAGGTTCAGCAGCACAATCATCATTAAACAATATCAACAACGGAATGATGAATATCAGTAATTCATTCGACAATATGTTGTCTAGTGTTACTGGAAAATCTGCTTCAGAATCAATATTTGGCACTGCATCAAAAGCAGAAACTAACGACGTATTATTAGATATGATGAGTAATACGTCACAAGCTGCAACAAAATTAAAAGAACATGTTGACCAAACAACTAATGAAAGTCTTGTCAGTATGCAGAATCTTATCCCTGCAATGAATGCATTCAAAACAGCAACGGGTGCAACAGATGATCAAATATATGACGCAACTGAAACAATGGCAAGTTTTGGTGCTAAAGTACTTGCTCAAACTGGAAGTGTGGATTTATCAGAACAGGCAATGATGGATCTATCAAAAGGTATAAAAGGAGCATGCGCAAGTCTTGATCAATATGGTATTACAGTTGATGCATTACAAAAAGCTGGTTGGAGTGGAGAAGAAGATGATATTGAAGGATATATGAAAGCAGTTCAAGAGTTAACTGGGGATACCAAAGCATTAATGGAAACTAATGAAGGTTTAGATGCACGTCTTGGGAAAGCATTTAGTAGTGCCGGTAAAAAAATAGGGAATGAATTTTTACCTCAATTAAAAGATATCAAACAAGGATTTTTAGACTTAAACTCTGCCACTGGTGGAAATCTTGCAGCAGGAATATTAGTAACTGTTCAAGGAATTGATATGTTAAGTCAAGGAGCATCAACAATCACACAATTAGCAAATGGTGCGAGAGACCTAAAAAGTGCATGGGATGCAACAGGACAAGGTGTCAGTTTAGTTGTGCAAAAGTTTAATGATTTAACTTCCGCAGCTGAAAAAGCAGATGATGCAATGGATGCTGCAAAAGTTGTAGGTGAAACTACAGATGTTTCCAAATGGTTAAGTAAAGATGTAGAAGTAGTGGGAGATTTTACTCCTATTGCAGATGTCCTTAAGGAAAAATCTGATGTTGAAAAGGATGCTTTTGAGAAATATGATGAAAATCGTCAAAAACTATTTAAAGAATTCAAATCCAGTTCAACAAAAGTTGACCCTTCAGATTTTAAAAAAGATGCTGAGGTAATAGAAGACATTGTTGAAGATGCTGCAGGTATGGGGGCATTAGCTCCTGAAGCTACTGCTGCAGGTGCAGGTATGGAAGCAACTTCGGGAGGTTTAAGTGCAATTTCTGCTGGAGCAACTGCTATGTTGGTACCTTTATTATCTATTGCTGTTGTTGTTGCGGTAATGATTCCCGTTGTTACTTTATTGGCTGTTGAAGCACTTGCTTGTTTGAAATTAATTCAGATGGCTATTGATGCATTGGCTTTTGATGATATTGATTTGACTAAAGCGACGGAAGGTATTCAACAATTGGCAACGGCTTTAGGTTGGGTTGGTGTTGCAATGGGTGCAGTGACATTTACAAATGTCATGACTGGCTTAGCAGTTATTACCTCTGGATTTTTAGGCATGACTGGGCCATTGTCAATTGCTGTGGATACTTTGAAACAAGTTGATGGTAAACTTCAAGAATTAAGTAGTGTGTCTATTTCATCAGATACTCCTGAAAAACTTAAATCTATTAGTAATAGTTTGAAAAGTGTGTCTGATGCGATGATGGCATTAACTGCTTTGAATATTACTACTGGTTTTAGTAATTTTATTGCATGGGCTTTACACTTTGGAAGTGTTACTGATGGTCTTGAACAGGCAAAAAATGATATATTGCAGGCTTCTCAAAAATTACAGGAATTTAATTCTCTAACTCCATTAGATGAAACTACTGCTAAAAATATTCAAAATGTATGTAAATCATTAGCTAGTGTTGGTGAGGCATTTGAAGCTTTAACTAGTATGAGAGATAGTGTTAATTGGGATAATGCATTAGGCAATCTATTTGGTGGAGTTGATATCCAACAAGCATTATCGGATGTTCGTGAAGATATTACTAAAGCAAGTGTCGCTTTGTCTAATTTTACAAATATCACCGAAATTCCAGAAGGAGTGGGAGATAAAATTAAAAAAGTTGCAGATACTTTGAAATCTGTTTCAGAAGCATTTGAAACTTTAAGAGGTATACGTGATAGTAGTAATTTTGATATTAGTGGATTATTGGGTGGAATATTCGGAGGGGATATTCAATCAACATTAAGTCAAATTGTAACTGACATTAATCAAGCAGCAACAGCATTATCTGGTCTGAATATTGATGATGGGATTAATAAAGATTTAATTGCTAAAATTAAAAAAGTAACTGATACTTTAAGTGAAGTTTCTAATGTTGCTAGTGGTTTAACTAGCCTTCCACCAATGGATGGTTTTAACCCTGAATCAATTAAAACTGTGATGAGTAATGTTCAAACTACTTCAGATGCGCTTAAAGGATTGACTATTGGTGAAACAAATGATGAAACTATTAATAACATTAAAAAGGTTGCCACTGCTGTAACGGAAGTTTCAAAAGTAATGACAAATTTAACACAATTGCCCCCAATGGATGGTTTTAACCCTGAATCAATTAAAACGGCTGTTGGAAGTGTTAAAACAATATCAACTGAATTAAGTAGTCTCAGTGGTACTGCTCTGGGAGAAGATGTTAATGGCATTTTAGGCAGTATTAATACTGCACTACAAACTCTTAAAAACACTCTTTCAAATGCGGGGGGATTTAATGCAGTTTCAGTGAATATTGGTTCTCAAATTGTTGCTGGAGTTCAAACAGGTTTGTCTCCATTATCTGGTACGGTGGTTAATGCCGTTTCAACTGCAACAAATAGCGCAGGTGGTGCAGCATTAACAGGTGGAACATCAATTGCTACAATGCTTAACAATGGATTTTCATCAACATTAAATCTTCATTCAACTATGGAAACTGAAATGACTTATGTTACTACTGCGGTTAACAATGGTATTAGTGCAGCTAAAACTGCCGCTGAAAATGGTGCAAAAGATGTTGTAGCAGCATTTAAATCTGGGGTTAATGTTGGTTCTCCTGGGGATATCGCAAGAACAATTTCTCAAGAAATGGCATATTCTTATGATTTCTTAAAACGTGGAGGATCTCAATTAACATCAACCATGTACAATGTTGCTAAGAACATGGTGTCCAGTTTTGGAAATCCTAGCTTGAATGTTTCAGGTATGCTGAATACAATTGGAAGTTTATTATCTCCAATTAAGGCTATTAATACGTTGTCTAATATGGGTTCTAATATTAATCCTGCTCAAGGTTTAAATCAATCAAAAACAATTATTATGAATTTCCAATCAGGATGTGTTCAAGTAGATGCAAGAAATAAAACTGCTAAAGAAGCACGTAGCCTTATGGTTTTAGCATTAGAATCAATGGATAATATTACTAATATCCAAGTTCAAGGGGGATAAAATAATATGGGGATGTATAGTCATATTATTGAAGGGATTTCAGAAAACATCAAAATAATGGAAATGCCTTTTTATGCTGAAAATATAGAAAGTGATGAACCGTATAACCGGCGGGAAAGAGATTTCACTCCGATTATTGGAGGTACGGAAAGAGTTACTAAAGGTAAATATGTTCATAGAAGTTTTAATTTTACAACTTCAGTGTATTATCCTGAGGGTCGACCAGATGTTTACGATAATATTTTCAAGGAGATGATGAGTAAACCGGTACCAGTAATTTCTCCGTATATGGGGAATTTCAATGCTTTGGTCACTATTCGAAGATCATTCCCTAAGGCGTCTCCTAATCGTATGGATTTGGACATGAAGCTTGTTGAAGTTCCTGATGTGATGTCTAGAATTCCGGGTGAATCGTTCATTGTTCCGGCGGTTAAGAAAGTCAAGTCTAAAACTAAAACTTCAGATAAAAATAAGAAAACTGATTCTAAGAAAAGTGATTTAAAATCTAAAACAAAGAATAAGTCTAAATCTAAAACTAAAACAAATAAGAATAAAACTATTACAAAGAAAAATAAATAACTTGCTCTAATAAGGTGTTATTTTAATGATAAGTCAAGATAGTTTAGTGAGAACTGGGTTGGAAGTATATAAAACCGAAGATACTAACAAAGAAGAATCAAAACAGGATACTACTGTTGAAACATCTTCTGAAAATACTGAAGATTCAACCACAACATCTTCCAATAGTAATTCTACAGTAAGCAATACTGATAAAGAAGGTTTCGTATTACATAATGGGCCAATAAAAGAAATTTATTATACTGCAAATATCACTGACACTAGTTTTGAATATGATTATGAAGACATCAGTAGCAATGGTAACATTTCCCTTACTGAAGTAGATAACACTCGTTTTTACAAAGGAATACGTGTATTGTTAAAAAAAGAATGGGAAGAACCAGGTAAAAATCTCAAATGGGATGATTTGAAAAATGTGTTACTTGGATTTATCACAGAACAAAGTTACAGTGAAGATGGCGTGGAGTTAAAAATTTCCGGAATGACTAAATTACTTGATCAAGAAAAACAATTCAGTTTCACTCAAACCAAAAGGTCAGAAATTTTAAAACAAATGATTGAATCAGCAGGCCTTAAAGCAAAAATCGATGTAACTGGTTTGAAAGATGATGTGATCGATTATACAAATGTTTCATCATCCAGTAGCAGTGAAGCAACAGGTATTGGTAATGTTGAAATTGATGAATTAGTTAAAGAAATCATTGGAAACGAAACTGATGATTTAGCAAAAGCGAAAAAGATTCATCAATGGTTAATGGAAAATGTGATTTATGCTAGTTATGAATGTTCTAAATATCACACTCCGGAAGAATGTTTAAAAAACAAATCTCATTTGAACTGTGCAGATACCGCAAGATTAACATGTGCTATGATGAAATCTGCAGGATTAACAGCATATGTTGTCCATGGACCATACCACTTCTGGACAATGATTGAGATTGCGGGTAAAAAATATGCATCTGACCAAACAGGTAGAGAATCTGCAGGTATGAGTGGTTCAGCTTTCAATACGGTGTGGTGGCAAGGCAGAGGCAGAAGCAGTGCAATTCCGCCATATAGTAAAAATGGAGATAATCCAAGTTGTTAAAGAGGAGGTAATTTATGACTACTTATCATATTGGTACGGATGATATTGTGGGTAAAACAACAGATTATAATGTTGTTTCAAAAATGATTAAAGTTCTTGAAAAAGAAGGTCACACATGTAAACATCTTGGAGTAGGACCAAATGTTGTTCAAGCTAATGGATTATCATCCAGTAGTAAAGGAGCTGTTGGAATCTATGTTGTTGGCGGTTCAGATATAGGAACTTACGTTGATTTTCGTGACCAACTGGAGCGTGGTGGGTATCACTATAAGTATGTATGGTTTGCTTTCGCTTCATGGACAGCAACAACTGATAAATGGATTACTGAAAACGGATTAAAAAATACACCTCTTGTCAGGGCTCATGATGATAATTTCAGTAGTCAATCAAGTATTGCACCTTATCTTGGAAAATCTGCGGATAATTTCTTTCAAAAGAACAAATCCATAATGAATTATGTTTATGGGCAAAGCCCTGAAGAATTAGCAAAGAAAATTTTAGCTGGAGGAGGTGATGCGTCCAGTTCAGATTCCTCTTCCTCAGGTTCAACCATAAAAGATGCAATTAAAGATGTTATGTACGGATGGGATGCTGAAGCAGAATTGTTTGTCCGAGACGATACAGTACATATTCGTAAAATCCAATCACCTTCAAAGTCTAGTTTAAGATTAATTGAAGGAGAAAACATTGAATTAAATAGTGTCAGCATTAATGATATTAACCCATCATCTGTGAATTATCTAACCTGTGAGTTTCAGGATAAAATTTTAACGATTAGCGATGATGAATCAATTAAAAGATTTGGTAAAATAGAATCTAGTGTCACTGTTGAAGATTCCATAACTAAACTTGAAGATGCTAAGGAATTCCTTGAAAGAGAATGGGGTAAAATACGTAGAGAAAATGGTCGTTCTTTAGAATGTAAAGTTCAAGGTGAGGTTAAATGGAAACAGGGTCTATGGTGTTATGTTTACTTGCCTTCATTTAACATTGACGATTATATGTATATTACAAAAGTTTCTCATGATGATGATGGCTTATGGAACACTAATCTAACTTTGGTTGACTATCCTCCTGGCTTTGGAGAACCTAGCAGTACAAATAATGATAGTAATGATGAAAATTCAACTGAAGATTCAACTGAGAGTGAGGATACTGAGGAGGAAACATCATGAATTCAAGCAATGTGACAGTTACTGATGGTAGGCTTAAAAAATCTTTAAAAGACAACATCGAACCTATAATTTTGCCTAAAGTGGAAAGAACAATCACAAAAGAAGTCAATAATTCAAAAATCCGCACAGGAGTTATAACTAAATTCTATCCCTACCTCGATAAAGCTGAAGTAAAATTAGATAATGTCCATAAAAAAGTTTTATGCAAAATTTTACATCGGTTTGGTGGGGAGTTATTAGACTTATACACTCCAAATTTGGATAGGAAAGGATTTGATAAAAAATTAAAAGAACCTTTTATTGTTCCTCGTGGAGCGTATCATGTCCTTGTTGCTAAAATTCATGACGAAGATAGTACTGAGAATTTAATTTTAGGTTTTTACCAAAATGAAGAACTTGTAGGTTTAAACCCTGCGTCTCCAGGCAATTTTAAAATTGTCACAAGAGGAGGGACTAATCAATTTTGGATTAAATTTGGCTATGATGGTTTGGATTTAAGACTACCAAAAAATTCAACTACTAATGTTGGGGAAATGGATAAATACATGTCCGAAGTGGATTATGCAGATTCAACAAATGTGTATACTAAAGAAGAGGTGTATACTAAAACTGAAGTTGACAAAATGTTAGAAGATCTAAAAAAGGAATTGATGGAGGATATAGATAATGACGCTGCCGGTTGATATTACTAGTGAGGATTATAACTATCAAAAAACATTGCATGAAGATGCTGAATTAATACCTGTAGGTAAAGGGGAATATTATGATATTAACTTTGAAAAAGGGGATTATGTTAATTTAACTGGTAAAAATTCATTATCAAATGCTATAGTAATTGCAATTCTTACAAGATTCACAGAGTTATCAGATATTGAACTCTATGAATATTTTGGGTGCAGAGTTCATGATTTGATTAAAGCAAATCATGAAGCGATGGTTGAATATGAAATCGAATTATATATACGTGAAACTCTAGAAAAAATGCGTAGAATTAAAGAAATAAATTATATTAAGGTCACTGATGGAAATCACAGTTATGGTGTCAATTTTAGTGTAACTAATATTTATGGTGAAACGGTCACAGGGAGTTTGTTCATATGAATTATGTTGAAAAAAAGTATGATGAAATATTTGAATCCATGCTTGAAGACAGTGTAGAAAATGGCTTAATATCTCATGCTGAAGACTTCACTGATTTCATTGCTAACAAACAGGACATCAGTAATTATTACGTGATGGATAAAGCCGTTATCGCTACAATGTTTGCAAGAGTGTATCAAGATATAACTAGTGTTTATGAATCTGCTAAAGTTGAATATGCTGAAGGTTCTGATTTAGATGAAATCGGAAAGTATGTGGGTATAAGTCGGCCTATGGCTACAAAATCTAGTGTTCGTGTCACATTTACTTTAATGGAATCTGTTGAAGAGGATATTACTATTCCTCCAGGAGTCATAGTATCTACATCTGGAGGGGTGGAATATGAAACTGTGGATGAAATTTACATTTCAGCATCTGATGTTGAAGCTACTGTTAGATGTAATAGTATTAAATCTGGACCTTCTACGAAGATTTCTGAAGGTACTTTAACAAATATAGTCTCATTAACAGGATATAATTTGTCTTGTACTAATCATTATAGATCATCTGGGGGTAATCCTGATTATAGTGATGATGAATACAGGTATTTTTTGATGAATTGGATAAAAATCATGTTGAAAGGTTCTGAAGAGGCTTATGAATATTATTTTGCAAATAAAGATGGTGTTGAAGATTATCGTCTTGTCCCGAACTGGGATAAGTCTGGTACTGTGAAGATTATTGTTGAGCCGGGTGATTCAACATTGTTAAATGAGATTTATAATGAGTTAAAATCTAGTGTTTGTCAAGAAGATACTGTAATTACGTTATTCAAGCCTGTTGAGAAGTATATTAATATTTATGCTAAAGTTAATGTTGATATTGATTTGATTAATCCTTACAGTGATTTGGAAAAAGCAGATATTCAATCAAAGATTGTTCAATCTATCAAAATTTTCATTGATGGAGGTTATATTGATACTGATGATGGAAGGGTGTGGTATCCTGGTTTGAGTTTAGGTGAGGATTTTATTCCGCATAAATTAGCTGTATTTTTGGATGATGAGATTCCTGAGCTGAAAAACATTACTTTCACTACTCCTTCAGATTATATTCCTATTTTGGATGAGGAGAAGGGTGTTAGTAGTGATATTGTTATTGAGATGATGTGATATGTCTAAAAAGATTTTAAAACGATTACTGGATATGTTTCCATATTTTTTAACTCGTAATCCTGAATCTAATTTTGTTAAATCACAATCAGTTACTTCACAAAGATTTAAAGATTTGTACATTGCTTTAAGGGATACTTATGAAAGTTTTAGATTAGATAAGCGCTGTTTGATTTTTAAAGAGCAAGATTGCGATTATGATTATACGATGCATTTCATTTGTAATATTCCTTTGTTGGAGTATGTTGCGATTTATGAAGATGATGTTTTAATTTATGAATCTTTTTTTGAATTATGTGAGGATGAATCTTATTCTTATATGATTCGTGAAAATATTATAAACTCGTCAGATATTGATGAGGTCATATCCAGTAATGAATATTTAATCGAGGATAACATTACAGGTATTGATTATTCTTATAGTTCCACTTCAGAAAACATCATACCCATTACATCTTATCGTATTTCCGTGAAGACATTTGATGAATATGAATGTGAAAAAGGATTCCCTGAAAACGACACAATCCAAAACAATATTTATGATCATGATATCAGCTTGGACGAGTTAGGTGCATTAAACAACATTCCAAGAAAAAAATATATTCCTACAACTGACTTTGCAAAAACAGAACCACCATACAATGACAGGACAACAGAAGATGATTATCACTACATGCAAAGAATGCTAATGTATAATCTATTAATACATCAAGAACCCCTGCCCGTTGCAGAAATATTCAAATTATACGGAATATCATCAAATTTAATCAACAGAGACCGATTCATTATAAGAATGTTTGACATATTCAAACATGAAGATGGTTACTATTATGATGAAACTGCAGATGGTGACAGGTTATTTGTTAATGATTGGATTCCTGAACCTTGGGAGCATAAAGACCGATTATGTGAAACAAGCATAGACCTTGGAGAATACTTCTATGTTTCAGCTAATACTTTGCAACCTGTAAGAAAACAGAAAGTATTTTTCACTTTTGAATTCTTAAATTCATTAATGGAAGCTTTAACTGGGGATTATACTGTTGATATTTACTTGGATGGTGAATTGATTATCGAAGCTTACAAGGATAAATTGTATAATGTTGATTTATCATTATTAAGCACCACTGAAGATAATGTATTCTATTTTGAAGGGAAATTAGGTGACTGGATTATTGGAACTTGGACAGAGACTATTCATATACGTGGATGTAATGATGCTGATTTTTATGTGAATGCTAATGGTAGTGATGATAACGATGGAACAAGGGCACATCCATTCCAAACATTGGAACGTGCAGTCACTGCGGTTAATGGTATTTATGATTTGATTGCAGTTCAAGGTAGTATTAGTATTGATGGTGCTATTGCTATTCCTGAAAGGTGCATTATTATTGGTTGTGGTAATGCAAAAATCAACAATAACAGTAGTAATGTGTTTTTCAACATCGAACAAGACCAGTATTTAATATTGCAAGATTTAACATTAACAACATCCAAAGAACCGGTCTTTAAGGGCGTAATTGACAATCAGATGTTTACTAATGACAATTACATCACTGAAAATACAGATGCACTAACATACAGCATGGACAATGGAGTATTAATAGAAGACTTGGAAGCAGATTACTTCATAAAAGACATTAAATTTGATACGAATACAGGTTTATTATCATGGACACGATACACACCGGAAGAATTCCAAGCATTAAAAGATTTAAACGGTATCATTCATGATATGGAGTTAATACCTGATGATGATGTATACTACTCAAAATATACTCCTGTAACCACAGATGAAAAACTATTAAACTACCCATTTGTCTACTTTGAAGACAGAGAAGAACTAACAACCGCAATCCAAAACCTAACTTATGATTATAAAACTGGAATATTAGAACTAAGCTTATGTGGAGATGAAATCGTATGGCAAGCAAAGAGTCACTCAATCTAACCGGATTATTCTACAAAAAATCCGAAACAAGAACTAGAACTGAAATCACAAATGAAATACAAGATAGTATTCGTGATTCAGAAATAATACAAGGCAAGGTAAATAAAACAGACATCAAAGATAATCTCATATCTACTGATACTGATAAGCCTTTGTCTGCTAATCAAGGTAAAGTTTTAAAAGGATTAATTGATAGTAAAGCTAATAATACTCGTGTGGATTCTCTTGAATCTAGTTTAAATGGTCAAATTCAAGAGGTTGCAGGTGATGTTTCAGATATTGAAACAGCCTTAACTACTAAAGTAGATAAAGTCAATGGTATGGGATTGTCCAGTAATGATTATACCTCTAATGAAAAAACTAAACTAGCAGGGATTGAAACTGGCGCTAATAGAACAATAGTGGATGCAGAACTAAAACCGAACAGTACTAATCCTGTGCAAAATAAAGTAATCTGCGAACAATTCTATGACAAAGCAGCAATAGTAGATTTGCTTAATAATATCCAAACAAGTGCTGGTAAATTATTAACAATATACATTGATGAAGAAACTGGGGATTTAGTTGTTGATGATGATAGTTATCATTATTACACCAGCGATGAGGTAGATGAGAACTTCACTATTGATGTTCAAAAACAAACAATTCCTGAAGCAGGATTTTTCGCAACATATGTAATCAAACAAGGGGGAAATGTAGTAGGTACTAAAATCAATATCCCGAAAGATTATCTTCTCCAATCAGCTAGTATTAACACTGCTTCAGCAGATATTAGTGGTACAGATATTAAAGCGGGGGATAAATACTTTGATTTCGTGTTTAATACAAAAGATAGTTCCACAAGTGATGCTCATATGTATTTGAATGCAAAGGATCTTGTTGATACTTATGGTGCGGATGAAACAACATTAACTATGAATTCTAATAATATTTTCAGTATTAAAAGTGTTCCTGTTGCAAAAATTAGTGGTGTTTTACCTAGTAATCAGGTTACTCATCAGGATGTTTCTGGTAAGGAGGATAAAGTTAATAAGGTTTCTTCTTGGAATAGTTCTCCGAATAATACTAGGTATCCGTCTGAGAAATTGGTTAAGGATTCGTTGGATGGTAAGTCAGATAATGGTCATACTCATTCTTATGACAGTTTAACTGGTAAACCCTCTACGTTTACTCCGTCCAGTCATAATCATAGTATTTCAGAGGTTACTAATTTGCAATCTACTCTCAATGGGAAATCAAATAACGGTCACCCTCATACTAAAGCAGATATCAGTGATTTTAGCCATACTCATACTAAAGAAGAAATAAGTAATTTCCCATCCACAATGCCTCCATCAGCTCATAATCACAGTATTGGAGAGGTTACTAATTTACAATCCACATTAAACAGTAAAATGAATAGCAGTGACTATGATACTGTTGCTTTGGCTGTTGTTTTTGAAGATGGAAGTAGTAGTAGTTATGATTTAGTGTACAGGAACACATCCTCATAACGGAGGTGATTTTGTAATGCCTAATTTAACAAATAATGGGATAACTGGTTTATGGTTAGATGGTAAACCTGTCAGAAGAGCAAGTCTTGGGGGTAAAGTCTTTTTTGAAAAACATGATTATAATTTGAGTGTAGTGAGTGATAAGGATATTTTATCCTACGCGGATGGCGATAGTGCTACTTTAACAGCGACTTTAACAGATTATGATGACCCTGTGACTGGTGAAACAGTAGTTTTCAGTTGTGAAGTAAAAAGTACTATGGTGGACGCCTCTGGTACACACGATTTTGGAGGATGTTTTATTGTTGATTCTACTAATCTACCGCGCGGAAAGATATTACATATTGGAGACAGGTCTGATTATTCATTGTCTTTGATGAATTCAACTTATTATTATAATAATGTATCAGTGGATATTGGGGGGTTTATATCAAAACAGTGGTATACTTCTAAGATTATGATTAAAGACGGGAGATTATTCATTGAATCCTCAAATAGGTGGGTGGAAGCAATCGATATTTCTGAGATAGATGTAACCCTTTGGGAGATTCCTACTGAGACTAATGTTACTGTTGAAGAGTATTTTTATGAAACTGGTGTGACTGATGTTAATGGTGAGTGTAGTGTAGTTTATGATAGTAAAGGT